TCCGGTCCAGTGTCCTTTATCGGATTATGGTCAATGATGTTCGTTACAGTCTGGAAAGCACCCCAGAGTGTAATTCGGTCATTATCAGCCCGTGCGGACTTAAGGTCATGCCCTGCATTAATGACGGGGGCTTCCTCGTTTGTATGAACAAAATTCCCAATCGTATCTGGCAGACCGGAAAGATCGATGGTCGTTGTACCTGCCGAAACAGCTTCTTGCATTAGCTGCTCTAGTGCGGCTAGTTTTTGCTTTTTCAGCTTGGCATCAATCGTGCGATTAGACGGCGTGTATTCTTGGCCTCTTGCCAACAGCAACGCCTTACGAACCGCAATAGAGTGCGTCACCTTGCCAGAATTATCGACAGTCTCCTTGCCACCAAACACAGTGCGAAAGAAATCAATCTCTTCTTCACCTGTAAGAACTTTCGCCGCCATCTTTTTGGCAAGCTCTTCAAACTGTGAAAACTCAGACTGAAACATACCCAGCGCCGTAACCATAACATCAGCGTCAAACGGCACTTTATGGTTATGCTTTACGATCTGACTGGCTGTATTCTTAGCAAGTGTCCAAGTGTTGTTGCACACAACGCGAATAGGACTGAACAGACAGCTATTCGCACGCATTCCGCTATGATCCAGTGTAAACACAAGATTAGACACAACGGTATCATCACCATCAAGAGTAAAGCCTTCGTTTGGTGTAGCCATTGCCCAAACCTTTGCGCCGTCAAATAAAGATCCGGCAGTGTGAACATACAGACTTCCCGCATCAACGAATGGCTGGAAGAACTCAAACATAGTAGAGTTTTGGACAGGCAAATACGCCTCAGTAACGCACTTGCCTAATATCTGTCCGTCGCTCACTCGCTCAATGTAGTAGCTTGCATCAATGGGCGAGCCATCGGCCTTGTGGTTTGCCTCAAGTCGAACATCCCAATCTAATCCGGCTGCTCGTTGGATTTCATTAAGCGGCATATCGGCGCTGATTTGAGTACCTAAACCGTGCCACGGAACTTCGCCCACAAAGGCCATATTTTCTACTGCATGTACCATCTAAAATATCCTTTCATTTCTGGTTAATCTGATAACGGTACGGGTTGCATCTTAAAGCAAAGCAACTTGATTGCAACTGCTTTTTTTGTTCGCAATGAACACAAAAAATGGTTCTCGGATCGGCTCAAAAAACGAAACGAAAAAAACAAAACGAGACAAAAAACAAAGAACCAAAGATAAAAAGCCCATCACGAACAAAACCTTTTAGTTTAAAGTAGTTAAGGTTGACAAAAGTATGATTGACAAAATTATAAAGCCTTCATATCTGACAAAACGCTAAACTCTTCATGCGTCATAGGTCTTTGCCTATAACCAAACGGACAAGATATCTTAAAGTCACCGCATACAATCTCACGAATAGTATCGAGATTGACATTGCGATAACCTTTTTTGTTGACATCGTACACACACAAATAATTGTTGTGTGCGTCTTTAGTCTTACCGCTGACTGTATGTTTAGTTACACCAAGCCTACCCGTCAAGGTACGTTCTTCACCATTTGCTTTGACAAAAGTTACAGTAAAAAACTTACTACCTACACGCGAGGCAACATATTCTGCGAAAGTCATATCGCTTCGATTTATCATATTATAGCCATCCCATCCTTATGATGTATAACTGCTGTACACTCTTTCTCGCCTTCTTCCGTTATCCAGTGATTTTCTGGAAGCCCTTCGGCTTTATCTAACGCCTCTTGTAAAACCTTATTAATGAAGTCCTCACTTTCTGTAAACGTTTCATAGTTAGTTCCGACTGTAACTGTTTGTGTTACATATCTATATATTTGCACAACAATCTTTTGATCTCTTTCGCTACTCATCATCTTTCTCCATCTGTTCTGCTACTTCACGGGAAAGGTCTAGCATGACTTCTGCTGCTTCGTCAACAATTGTTTGAGCATAATGTTTTGCCCACACTTCACCTAGACCGTACTTGTGATCTAGAATAGATGTAAGTTGAGTACGTACAAACTCGCACACTTCTGCATCTAGATCATTGTATGAGTAGAACCCGACGCTATCTCTGTCTTGTCTCCAATTATTCATACTTTTGCACTCTCACCATGTTTTTCAAAACAATCTATTCGAGCTATTGTTGTATCTGGATACCATTGGTCCGCAAACTTACGTAGATTGTCTAGATTGTTATGTACATGCTCATAACATTTTTCAATAGTTTTAAACTCAAGTACCTTTCCGTTTAAATGCGTAACAGTCAAAGCGTCATTTTCGTTTAACTGTGCAAAGGGAAGAAACATTAGAATTACTATTTTATACATTTTCTATTGTCTCAAATATATCTTTAATCTTAGCATCAACAGCATCTTGCCCGTAGTGGTTATACATATGCCATCGGAAAATGTGTGATTGTACATCATCAACCATCGCTTGACCCCAACCATTTAACGGGCCATGTAAACAATCAACATAACGTTTCGCGTCTTCTTCGATTGTAGTCATTTTCATTTGTTTTTAACCTTCTCTATGACACAAGGGTTATTACTGAATTGATAACAGTTTAAACAATCCTTACACTTTTGACCAGTACAAGGTTTATAATGATCATCGGGAATAGCATTTGTAGACATAGAGAAATGTTTAGCTGGAAGGGATTTCCGGTGAAAAACCTTATCTTTATATATAATGTTCTCATCGTCAGACACATTATTAAAAACATAATGAAAATACTTTGGTGGTTTCCATTGCACGTTGTCTATAAACGGATTAGACCACACAAGAATAAGATTAAAGGGCATTTCTATGTCTAACTCTTTTGCCACTCTGTTCACAATGTCTGTGCGTTTTGTCCACAATGCAAAGTTACAATGGCGATTTGTTTTTGCAATCAGTATATAGTTTTTAAAATGCGTATCGTTTAATAACTCACCATGAGCATCAAAACGAAAATAGCTTGCATTTATAAAAGGCACATCGGCAACGTCTAAAGGTTTAGACAGTATGTCTGTATTTCTTTGAAGCGCCTTTTCTAGATTAGTTCCGAAACGCTTTGATTCTAGCGTATTAAAACTATAACACTTTGTGCAAATTATCTTGTCGTTCTTTGCCTTGTGCATCTTACGACAGAAATCATTATCTAAAGTATTAACGCTAATCGCTTGGAAATCTTCAAGCTTACCGTTTAGTTTACTTATGTGTATTTTCTGCATATCTTGCATTCCTGTTTTGCTTCGATAATCTCTTTTAAACTACTGATCCGATAGTGTCAAGAACTTTCTTTGTACACAATGATCACTCCATAGCCGTACCGAAGTCGTCAACATTTACAAAACCAGAGATTTGTTCTTTTGTGTACATCATAGACTCTGATCGGTAGTTACAGGTTTTACACGTAAACTTTACAAAGTCATCGACAAAAACTAAATCACGAACTATTGATGCTTTTTCGTAAGATTGACAAAATTTACAGTAAACGAAAAACGCCTCTTCTGGACTGGTCATGGTTGACAAAATTCCTTTTTCAGTTGACAAAGTTGATCTTGCATTGTCATTGTATCGTGTACACTTTTAGCCTCTAGTAAAATGGCTGGAAGGAGGAGGGGTGACAAACATCCTGACAAAAGTAGAACGGTTGACAAAATAAATACACAAAGAATTTTATTCATTCTTCACCAAACTGCTCTATCTCTTTGTGTTCATCCTCTATACCCCACTCAACATAAGTGCGAATAGCCTCTGACACACTTATGCCCTCAGACTCAGATTTACGAATAAGATGATCAAAGGTATCTTGCTCAAACCCACAAACTATTCTACGCAATCTGCGCTTTCCTTCAATGTGTCCTTTAACCATCGCTAGTTCTCCACAGTAAATTCAAAACTAACAGGACCGTCAGCATTCTGTACAAAGTCTACAAGTTCTTTTTGTTCTTTGTTCAAAACGTCCACAACAACCCACACAACCGGATTGTGTCCATTGTCAGCTTCCCACAACCAATCTGCAAAGTCAGCATCGTAGTAGGAAAGATAGTCACGCCGCCAAACGTTAAACTTGCCATCCGAGCGTTCTTTAATCTCTATATTATTTAACATACGTTAGTTTCCTTTTTAGAATAGTTCGCCACGACTTTGTGGTGGTATGTGTTTTAAATTTGCAAATCTATCATAGACTGTCAAGGTATCTGAATTAATTTGCACAACGTGACCGTTTGAGTCAGTCCAAATACTTGTGGTTATGTGTTCAAGAGCCTCGTTGTTCTTTGTCGCTATGACATTGTGTATGTTCTGTACAGCAACAGGAGAGGGTGCAGATATAGGATGTACACCAGAAACTATAGCCTCTATGGGTGGTACTGAAGACATCTTAAACTACTCCTCTATACAGGTTTAAGTAAAGCTTATGTTTTCTCCATAGCCAAGCGTCCAGTTTTCCGACTATCCGAAAGCCTATCAGAAACAATCTGTAAAGTAAATAGTAACATTTATTTTTCATTTTATATCCTTTACCGTTGACAACTCAGCCCCATAGAACTATAATACTCAATGGAAGCCTTGTCAACTAAAAAAAAATCAGTTGGAAAATCAATGGGTTATCGAAGAGTTCAAAAAGACTTGCAACGTCAAAAGAAAAGGCGTAATGTCGTAGCCGCAAGTCTGTCTGATCCTATGTTTCGCAAGCGTGTTGTCGAGTCTAAAAAGATTAAACATAAGCGAAGGCGATTGACAAAAGATCAGATTGACAAAATCTACAATGACACTGAACAGGAATCAAAGACATGACCAGATACTACGTAGAATACATAAACGAAGATAGAATAGAAGATATAATTTATCTTTATGCTCCTTCACAAATCTTTGTAGAGAGTATAATGTCTGACTATGAAATAGTTTCAATTGATCAAACGGACTAAAAGATATGAATATTTTCTACCTTGACAAAAATCCAGCAAAAGCTGCCGAGTATCACTGCGATAAGCATGTGGTAAAAATGATTTTAGAAAGTTCACAAATGCTTTGCACTGCTCACAGAATACTTAGCAGTGAAGAGTTCTGTGATAATCGTGGTTTGTATAAACTTGCATATCAAAACCATCCAAGCACAGTATGGGCAAGAGAAAACCATGTGCAGTATCGTTGGTTGTATAATCTTTACGAAGCGTTGCTTACAGAGTATACAAAACGTTACAAAAAGTCTCACGCTTCTGGGCGATTGCGTGAAGCTTTAGAACTGTCTCCTATAGCAATAGATACAGGACCGTTTAAAGAACCGCCACAATGTATGCCTGACGAGTACAAGGTAAAGGGAAACTCTCTTATCGCGTATCGTAAGTACTACAAAGGTGACAAAGCTTCTTTCGCTAAATGGGCGTATTCTGATACTCCGTGGTGGTGGGAAAACCCCAACGAGTTTATCTTGTAATGAAGAAAATACTAGCCTTGCTTCTAGTTATGCTCTGTATGCCATTTACAGCCCACTCAGAGGAGACTGACGAGTTAAAGTGTCTTGTAGAGGCCATTTATCACGAAGCTCGTTCTGAACCGTTTATAGGGCAATTAGCAGTGGCTAATGTTATCATAGAACGTGTTAATCTTGAACACTTTCCTGACACAATATGTAAAGTCGTACACTCTGCAAAAAAGTGGAAAGGTAAAATCATTAGGCACAAATGCGCTTTTAGTTATTACTGTGATGGTAAAAAAGAGTGGGCCACAGTGAACAAAAAAGCATTTAATTCAGCTTACGATGCTGCTTCTTTGGCAATGAAAGGAGTAGTTGTTCTATCCACGTTAGGTGCTACACATTATCATGCAAGTTATGTGCAACCATCGTGGTCTATGACAATGGTAAGATTACAACAAATACAAACTCATATTTTCTACACAGATGCAGATCAACCTTTTACGCCCGGAACTATCTTACATGAAAATATATACAAATGATGAACACTTTGATATTCTGCATCGTGCAGTTGACAAAGCTAGAAAGAATGCAAAAGAAATAAAAGTACCTCGACAGGCGTTACTAAACGTTCTTATGGATCATGCAAATTTCATAGGAACAATTCAACAACTAGGTGAAACTGTGGAGTACCCTGACAAATGACTGACAATATAACTACAATAAACATAACATCAAAGATGCGTGATTACGCTTCTAAAAAATCTAAAGAAATGGGAGTTCTTAAACACTCCATAGCAAAAGGTAAAGGAAACATGTATGGGTTCTTAGGAGAGAACATGTTTCAAGGTTACGCATCTCCTTTTTATAAAGTAGAAACACACAATACATACGATTATGATTTTATTTTAAATGATAGTATAAAGATAGACGTAAAAACAAAGTCTACAAGTGTCATTCCAAAAGGTCAGTATGACTGTAGTGTAGCAGCATATAATACAAAACAAAAGTGTGACGCTTATGTGTTTTGCAGAGTTATGCACAGTTTTGATACAGGGTTTATACTTGGCGGGTTGACAAAAGAGGCTTTCTTTGACAAAGCGGAGTTTTGGAAAAAGGGTGTCATAGACCCGTCTAATGGTTACAGAGTAAAAGCAAATTGTTACAATATTAAAATTGATCAACTTCAATCCATAAAGGACTTAGTAGAAACATGTATGGAGAACAGTTAGAGTTGCCCTTTATGACTAAACCATCTGCACTCAAGGTAGGTGTTAAATACAAGGGATTTGCGTACAGAGGTACAAAGAGTTTAGTGTTTGACAAGGACACGGGTTTATATGTATATAAGTGTGTGCATATTCTTAAAGGCCCAAACGGAGAAGAAGTTCCTTATTATAAAAAAGATAATCCAGATAGCTTTGAGACTTCAAAAGGCTTTAGAGAATACGTAGAGGCAATACTAGAAGTAGCACCACCACTATAAGGCGTAGACCCATCCTCCTCCTCATTACTAGTACGTTTTTATATAAGTAACTGAATAGGCTAACAAATGTCCAGATACATACTAGATTTAGAAGCAGACAGCTTGGATGCCACACGCATATGGGTTGTATGTATATGTGATATGGACATGCCTAACCGCAAGGTTCTTTCATTTACAGACGCATCTTCCTTTTTAAAAGAAGTGGATATAGAAAATGATACATTTATTGCTCACAACGGTATCGACTTTGATTTTCCAGTCATGCAAAAGATTTGGGGAGTGGATATCAAAAACACAATCGACACTCTGGTACTATCCAGACTATTTCATCCTGATCGTGTTGGTGGTCACTCTCTTGGCGCTTGGGGTGAACGGCTTGGCTACGCTAAGATAAGCTTTGACAAGTTTGATGCTTATTCTGAGGACATGGTTAATTACTGTGAACAAGATGTATACATTACAGTAAAACTTTATGAATACTTGCTTGAAGAAGGTATAGATTTTTCTCAACAAAGTATAGACCTTGAGCATTCTATTGCAAAGGTTATTTCTAAACAATCACGCTACGGTTTTTATTTAGATCAAAAGAAGGCAGTCGATCTGTTGGTTGAAACACAATCAAAAGCTGATGCGATTAAAGCCAACATAAAAGAATACTTTGCACCAAAAGTTAAAGTTGTTCGTACTGACCTACCAAAGTACACAAAGACTGGCACTATATCTAAAGTGGGTTTAAAACAGTTTAAGTATGACGAGGTAGGTGGTCCCTTCTGGACAATTGACTTTGAAGAGTTTAATCCAGCATCACATAAACAAGTTGTAGAACGTATGCACGAGGCTGGCTGGAAGCCTGTTGAGTTTACACCAAAAGGCGCACCTAAAGTATGTGAAGCTAATCTAGCAACTCTTCCAGATACCGCGCCCAAACCTGCTAAAAAGCTTTCTGAATGGAAGATGCTTGAGACACGTTGGAAAACTGTTGAGTCTTGGCTAAACGCTTTAGGCAACGATGGTAGAGTACACGGTAAGGTTTTTAGTCTTGGCGCAGTTACAGGTAGAATGACACATGCTGATCCCAACATGGCAAACATTGTCGCTGTATACAAACCGTACGGTAAGGAAAGCAGAGAGTGCTGGACCGTACCTAATGATGACTACCGTATATGTGGTATGGACGCACAAGGCTTAGAGCTTCGTATGCTTGCTCATTATATGCAGGACAAAGATTATGCGGAGGAAGTTGTAAACGGTGATCCTCATACAGTCACCATGCAAGCTTTAGATATTGATGATAGATCGCTGGCGAAAACATTTATTTATGCGTTTTTGTATGGTGCTAGTCCACACAAGCTAGGCTCTATACTTAATCTAAACGCCTCTCAAGGTGACGTTATCAAACAAAGGTTTCTTAACAACATGCCAAGCCTACAAAACTTAATCAGTCGTGTAGATCAGGTGTCAGGGCGAGGCTACATACGAGGCATAGATGGCCGTAGGCTGTATGTGCGGCACTCTCATGCGGCTTTAAACACGCTGCTGCAAGGCGCAGGAGCTATTCTGTGTAAGCAGTGGTCTATTTGTATGGATGAAGCAATCCAGAGAGAAGGCATACGCGCCAAGCTAGTAAATACAATACACGATGAGCTTCAATTTGAGGCTCATAAACAGGATGCGGAACGAGTTGCAGAACTAGCACAGTCCTCAATTCGAGAAGCAGGGCATCTATTAAAACTACGTGTTCAAATGGATGCCGAGTCGAAGATCGGATTTTCTTGGGCCGACACGCATTAAAAGGGTTGACACAAGAAATAAGATCGTTTATAACTGAACTTCAACCACTATCAAGAAGGAAGAAAAATCCATGATTGTCTACGGAACTGCTTTTTACCCAAATCTTTTTCAACCAAACCAAATGTCCAACAAGTTTGAAATGAACATTGGTCAGTTGGACAAAGATGCTATTCGTGATCTTAAAGGCGCAGGTCTTGATATTAAGACAGGCGAAGGTAACAAAGAAGATCACGGTGAGTTTATTACTGCTAAGTCTGGACGCCCTATTCGCGTTGTAGACGCAGCAGGAAACCCGTGGGATGAGTCTCGCGCTATAGGTAATGGAAGTTTGATTAAAGCTTCTGTAAACCCCTACGATTGGAACTATAGAGGTAAGTCAGGTGTAGGTGCTGGACTTAACTCTGTAATGGTTTTAGAGTGGGTTGAGTATGCTGGCACGGACGAGCTTGAGCCAGAGCCAGAGTTCATTGAAAAGCTTGTCGGTGGCGAGCTTGTCGGTGATGAGCTAGACTAGAAATAGTCAATTGGGCGCAGAGTAACCGTCTCTGTGGTATCTAGGGTGAGGGCGTGGGGTCTAGATACATTTTATTTAAAGGGTTTAAACATGACATGCAGAAATAACGTAGTAGACTTGTCAAGAGAATTTTGGACAAGAAAAGTAGATCGCTACATGATGTTGTATGAAAATGAATACATAACTAGAAAAGAATTTAAAAGATACATGAGTAACATGGGGTTTGAGGAAGCTTCTTTGGAAAAACTCTTATTGGAAGATGAAGAATATGACTACTGATAAGAAAAATATTTACTCTCTTATAGCAGACATAAGGTATATAATTAATAACGGTAAACAATCTATAAACTCTGAAAATTTAAAAAAGTTTACGGCATCCCTAACAAAAGAAGCTGTAAGCTTTCTTGATCCCTCAGAGCGTACAAGAAAATCTTATCTTAGAATGTCCAACATAGGACGAGAAGATCGTAAGCTTTGGTACGAAATGAACACAGAGCCTGTAAAGCATCCACCAGAGCTTCTTTTAAAATTCTTTTATGGAAACATTGTAGAGTCTTTACTTTTATTTCTTGCAGCAGAAGCAGGACACAAGGTAGAGGACGAACAAAAAGAAGTAAAACTAAACGGCGTAAAAGGACACATAGACGCTAAGATTGACGGTTGCATCATAGATGTTAAATCTGCATCGGCGGCTGGATTTAAAAAGTTTAAACAAGGTACACTGTTTGAACAGGATGCGTTTGGATATGTTGGTCAAATCTCTGGATACATGGAAGCAGAAGATTGTGCTGAAGGTGGCTTTCTAGCTTACGATAAAAGCACCGGAGAGATTGCTTTGTTGATGGTAGATGAGCTTACAAAGATGAATGCGTCTGCACGCATTGAACATTTAAAGAAAGTTATGAAACTTGACAAACCACCTGAAAAGTGCTATGATCCCGTTCCAATGGGTACAAGTGGAAACTACGTTTTAGACTTTCCCTGTCGATACTGTGACTTCAGAACGGAATGTTGGAAGGATGCGAATGACGGTAAAGGGTTACGCCTGTTTAAGTATTCTTCCGGTCTTAAATACTTTACAAAGATCGCAGTGCAACCAAAAGTAGAGGAGTTATTTTAAAGTTGGCAAATGCAAAATATGTCAAGACACACCAACCCTGCGATGACTGTGGTTCTAGCGATGCCCTTTCTGTTTATGTGGACGGGGGTACTCATTGCTTCTCTTGCAATACTACTCACAAAGGAGAAAATATCGTGCCGTTTGACAATAATGTTGAACTATCTCAAGGCTACTCAGACTCAATAAAAGACAGAAAGATACGCAAAGATGTATGTTTTCGATACGGTGTGACTTTATCAAATGATGGTAAACATATCTATCCTTACTTTGATAAAAACAATTCACATATCGCAAACAAAATAAGAAATAGTAAGAAACAGTTCTTTACAGAAGGCAACATGAGTGAGTGTGGTCTTTTTGGTCAGCAGATTTTTGGCAACGGTGGTAAGTATATTACCTTAGTCGAGGGCGAACTGGATGCAATGTCGGTCTATCAAATGTTCGACAGTCAGTGGCCTGTAGTGTCAGTACGATCAGGCGCACAGTCTATAGAGAAAGACATAAATGATAACTATGACTTTCTAAACCAGTTTGATCATATTCGTATTTGTTTTGATAATGATGAAGTAGGACAGGCAGCGGCTCGAAAAGCAGCAGAGCTACTTGCACCAAAAGCGTCAGTTATCAACATGCGGTACAAAGACCCTAACGACTATCTTGAAAAGAATGCAACGGCAGAGTTTAAACAGGACTGGTGGAACGCTACAACATACACTCCAGAAGGTATTGTATCCGGTACGGACTTGTGGGAAGAGCTAAATAAAGGTCCAGAAAAGTCCATTGCAACGTATCCCTATGCTGGTTTAAATAAATACACTTACGGAATGCGCCCCGGAGAGTTGATTACGGTATGCGCTGGAACAGGCATAGGAAAAAGCGGCTTTATGAGAGAGCTTGTGTACCATGTGTTCAGTACTACAAAAGAAAACGTAGGGCTTATGTTTTTGGAAGAGTCCGTAAAGACTACTGCAAAAGCTGTTATGGGAATACACGGCAGCAAACCTTACCACCTTCCAGACACAGAGTACACAGAGGAAGAGTATCGTACAGCCTTTGAGGACACTGTAGGCAGTGGTCGTATCTTTTTCTTTGATCACTTTGGAAGTAATTCAATACAAAATATCATTGGTCGTATGCGCTACATGGCAAAGGTTCTGAAGTGTAAGTACATTGTACTAGATCACATAAGCATCTTGGTAAGTTCGCAAGAACACGGTTTTGATGAAAGACGCACCATTGATGAGTGTATGACTAAGTTGCGTACACTGGTACAAGAGCTAGGTATCTGTATGATCATAGCCTCACACCTTCGTAGAGTGTCAGACGGTTCGCATGAAGAGGGCAAAGAGCTTTCGTTAAACCATTTGCGCGGATCGCACTCAATAGGGCAACTAAGTGATCTTGTAATAGGTCTGGAAAGAAACGGACAAGCAGACTGCCCTGTAGAGCGTAACACTACAAAGGTACGAGTGATCAAAAACAGGTTTAGCGGAATGACTGGATTGTGCAGCACACTGTTCTTTGACGGCAAGACAAACCGATTACGTGAAGTTATGTCGCACAAC